TATCTTACAACTACTAAATACATCTACATGAACGTTACAATCTTTTAATTGTTGCATTGCACCAAGTAAAACATTAAGACCTCTCCAAGGTGTTACATGAAACAACATACGCACCATATTACCTTCTTTAAATTGAGTTCTTACTGGAAAGTTATTAACACCATTTTTTATTACATGACATCTATCGGTTGGTAAATCAAAACGATATCGATACTTTTCATAATTCCAATGGCTATTAAAAACATACCAATCGTACTTACTATGATTAGTTTTATCTTCAAACCAAGGATATATGTTAGGTTGATCGTGACTATTTTTCTGCCAAAGTATGTTTATCTTATCTTTGTTTAAATCTACTTTACCAGGAATAGATGTGCATATTTGAAATTTATTTAGTAGGGTATCATCAACATAATGAGATAAAAAATGTTCTTGTATCTCTGTACCACCCATAGGCCTCATAGTAATTAGGTCTCGTCTTTAGTTTTACTTACTAAAGCCAAAGCCTCAGGAGGCACTATAATATTGACATCGCATACTATATCTTCTTGTTTTGTATCTGTATTAATATTATCTACATCATGTTGAGCATCTGCTTTAGTCTTATAGATCATATTAGTTTTTTTATTTCTGTAAGTTTCTTCAGATTTGCATTGAATTGATTTCATATAAATAATATCGGATATGTCTTATAAAAAGTCAAGTTTTAACTAAACCAGCTAACAATACTATATCGAGTTCCTTTTTTAATACGCTCTACTGAATGAGGATACATAAAATTACTAGGAAACATTATTAAATCTCCTTTCTTTAAATTTACTTTACTGTAAGCCTGATGATTATGTGGATAGTAAAACATCAATTCTCCTCCTTCATAATTTTCATTTAAATTAATTATAAAAGATAGGTGCCTATTTACTTGATGGTACGCATCAATATGTCGTCTATAAAAATTACCAACTTCATACTTTAATAAATTTATAGATTCTAATTTCATTTCTTGGTGTAAGGCAGGAAATATCTTTTGATACTTTTGTATGGCTTTTTGACAACAATCAAATATTATTTTTTTATATAACATATCTTGATCTTTTCTTTCATCAAGACCATAGTTGTACACATTACGATATGCAGTATCTTCTATCTCTTTATCATTACTTAATAAAGTAGCTTTTTGTTTACAAGATAACTCAATGTATTCAGATAGGTTATCGCATAATTTATCTGACAAGGCTTGTTCTATTTTAAATATTGCAGAACTAATGTTATCCATTTTCCTGAGAACGATCAACTAAAGCATAACTTATTAGACCTTGTATTTTACTACTACCTGTAGCTGCTTGCACAGTTATGGCATCACCTGCTTCTAAATTCAAACCTTGAGGTGAGGCATTTACTTGCGATTTAGCAGCTACGTCATCTCTAAAAAATTCATATTCAGTGCTTGAATCAGATGAATCAACAAAATTCATATTTACTAAAATAGCTGATGAGGCATCATTGTTTGCACAATAAACACTTTTTACTATTACTGTTGCATTAGTAGGGCATGTAAACACTGTAGTTTTACTTGTATCAGTTTGTTTAAAACCTTGGTTTTTATATCGTATTGTCATGATAAAAAATAATTAAAAGTTTGTTGTTCATTTTTAATTTCTTGTTGATAACTAAAGTTTAACTTTTGTATTATTTGAGTCAAAGCTAAATTAATTAATCTTTGATTTTCTATACTGTATTCTGCTTTTGGATCTGGTATGAAAGTATTTATTTTAGCCAATTTTTTTCCTTTGTTTTTTTATGACTCCTTGTAATGTTTTAGCTTGTTTAGCATGAGTTCTTGATGCTTTTTTAAGTGCTGTAACAACTTTTTTAATTTTATTCTTAGCTTTTTTCATTTACGTTTACCTTTCTTTTTTTCAGGTTCTTTTCTAATAGCTCTATATATTATATCAGGTGGTGCCATAAAATAACAGAACTCTTTTATTGTCAATAACTTAAATGATTTTTGTTTATTCAAACCCCATCTAAAATCTTTAGCATTTTTTTCTATCATCTCTGAATAAAATTTGTATTGTTGAGGCCATTCATTTTTTGTAAACTTCCATATTTTTTTGGCATCTAAAACAATAGCATATGGATTTGATGTGTGGTCGCTTTTCCAAATATTTTCATCATCAAGGCTAACAATGTTTTTTATATCCATACATTAACGCCTACCATCAGGTTGTACGTCAGCTTTAAAAGTACCATACCTCCAATCTTCATTTATAGTAGTGTTTTCTATTTTAAGATTAGCCGCTCTTGCTCTTGCTCTGGTGTCTACTTTTTGTGTTGAAGAACTTATAGTAAATGGTCCTAAACTACTACTAGCTTCTGTGTCACTTGGAAAATCTTTCAAATTAATAGTGACTTTTGCATTTCCGTTTAAAGCTCTAAAGTCAGGAACAAACCTTCTTATTTTCATAAAAAATTCACCTGTTACAGGGCCACCGCTTTCTACTTCAAAATCTCCACTTTGTATACTCCCTATAATTGCAGATACTGTTCCATCCGAGTTCACTTGGTTGTTACCTATTTCATGTGCATATAATGTAGTTGCTCCATTTGTAGATGTTGCTCCTTGTATAATAGGAAATGATGGTGTAGCTGTTGTATTATAATCTGTTGCATAAGGGTTATCAAAAATAGTTTTATCATAATATGTTGTTCTAGCTAAAGAACCTACTGTCCATAACTCTTCTGCGTAATTAAATGTAACCACTCTATCAATTTGTGTAGAATTTGCTTTTGGGTAAAACCAATTTATCTCACTAAATAAAGAATTGTAACCAGCATAAACAACATCTGCTGCGTCAAAATTTATACCTAAATCATTAGTGTCTTGTGTTGTAAAAACAAAATCTTCAACAGAACAACCTAATTTTTTAACTGTCCCATCATACACATAAAAACCACCAGCTTGTCCCATCCAAAACACTATTCCATTAACAGCAACCATTGCATGTTGTGAAATTAATCCACAATTAGCTCCTACTTGTTGTATTGCAAATGTGAATGGAGAACCTACAAATTGCATGGTATAAGCAGCTGTATCTGTTAATATTAATATAAAAGTTCCAGCATTTACTGCACCTACTATTTTTGTACCACTATCTATTCTAAAAGTTCCTGCTGTATTTACAGATGTTGGTGTGTAATCAGAAAAATTTTCTTGATCTGCAAAACGAATAAACATTTTATCTTGAGAACTTGTACCAATTGTAGTTTCTGTTCCAAGATGTATTAGGTGCCTATCTCTGTCGGAGACAACAGTCATTACACTTTGTATAGGTGCATTGGATATGACTGTAGCTCTCGTTGACAGAGCCGAGGCACTGCTCGGATTCCATTCAAAAGACTTATTATTTTTAACAGTCGCAACTAAAATTTGACCAAAGTTATCTAATGACCAGTTACCTGGTTCTAATGTTACTTCACCAGTAGGTGAGGCACTACCCCAACCTGTAAAACTTGAGGCTTCTTGTACCACAGCACCATCATTATGAGCAGACCTAGTTGAACCAGAAGCTCCTCTTACTATTCCTGTAACAGTGCTTCCTGCTACACCAGTATAGGTTATTAATTCTTCACCAACTTTTAATGTACCACCATCACTACTAAAACCAGATACAGAGGTTAAAGTAATTGCAGTGCCTGAGCCACCTGTTCCATTAGCATCATCTAATAAAGCACCATTTAAAGTTGTACTTGTTATACTTACATTTGACCCACCATAAAGACCTGTACCAAAACCATAACCAGTTACTTGTACTGCATCACCTACTTTAAAATATGGAGATAAAGTAACACTACCTCCAGCACTAAAACCAGCTCCTGATTCTACTTTACCTGCTGTGACTGTAAAAGCATCTGATGTTCTTGTTATTACTTCAAAAGTGTTTTGTGTAAAATCTGCACTTACAAAACCTGTACCAGAACCAGGTAAAGTTACACTTGCAAACAAAAATAAATCACCTACTTCTAAACCATGTGAAGCTTTATTTACAGTAACTGTTGCAGAGTTATTAGTAGTTGTTAAAGTACACGATGTTATGTTTGTATCTAAAGGTGAAATATCATAATAGGCACCATCGTGATATAAAAATAAACCCTTGTTTGTTCCTATGACTATATATCGTTTACCAGCTAAATCACTCCAGATGTGTGTATCTCTCGCAACACCTGGTAAAGTATTTGATGTAGTTTGTTCCCAACCACCTATTTTTTCTGGATACCCATAACGAAAACGAACATTATCACAATCAATCCATTTACCTTGTGCACCTGTTGGTGTTACTTGTTTATTTATACCTCCAACAATCTGGATTTCACTAAGCATAACATTATCTTATATAAGCAGTTACTGTAGAATCTGATGTCCATCTATTTACTCTTGCTACTGTTTTAATAGTGCCATCACTATTTAACTCGTCTGTATACAATGCTTTAAACGCAGTCATGTCACTTGCATTAGTGATTGCTGTTTCAATGTCAGCACAATCAGTTCTTATTGCTGCAACATACGTTTTTACTGCATCAGGAATTGCTTTACTACTATCATAAATACTACGTTCTACTAACCAATTAAATTTAGCTATAAATTCATTAGCTGTAATTTTACATTGATTTTTAGCTAATGTTTTTAAACCATAATTAATTAGTTTGTTACCATCATCATCTAATATATTATTACCAGATTCATCTTTAGCTTCAGCATCATCTAATGCTCTATCTGTAGTAGTGTACGCAGTAGTTACTTTTTTACCAGAAGAACTATAAGTGTATGTAGGACTTGAGGTTATTTCAAATCTACTGTCTCCTTGTGTTGCTGGTTCTACTGTGTAAATACCTATGGAATTAAGTTCATCCCAAGTCCATGCTGTAAATATTCTTCGAGAATGTCTTACATCATCTATGACCATATCTTTAGGTCTAGCAATTATCTCCTCTATTTTATTATCCTTTATATATGCCCACATTTTATTTCACCTCCTAGAAACTATTGTTATATTTAAATGGTACTGAACCCCAAGCCATGTATACATAATTACCACCATCTGCATTTAAAATTGCATCAGTATCTCTAATTTTAAAACCATTACTTAAAAAATCTACTGGTTCTCCATTATTCATACTACCGTCATCAAAAGTTAATCTACTGTCTAAAGGATTTCGTTTTAGACTAACATAACTAGTATTTGGTGATGTATCATTCCAAAAATAAACTGCCCATTCTGCTGAAGAATCTGTTCTTTTTATCCATACACATCTGGGCATGAATCCTAGATTAACGAATGGTCCATCTGCATTACCACTTCCAACATAGCTAGAAAACTTACTATAGCCTTCAACTGAATGCCAAACATAACTAAGAAAAGTAGCTCCATTAGGGCTATTAGTGTTACCATTATTATTTACTGTTACTAATGAAGAAGTTGGTTCTGTATTATTCCACATTTCACTACCAGTATAAACACTAGCAGTGCTACTAAGATACAGATATTTTGTAGCACCTAAAGATGAATGATACACAGTCCAAGTAGATGTTGCACTACG